AACCAACTAAAGAATCTTTTGCAGGGGCACTACCATCTCTTGCTTCATTTAAACCGGTAACATCTCTTATCATTTGTAAATAATATTGATAAGTTTGAATCATAGATTGAATCTTACCCATCCCGTTTGATGTTTGAAGTTCTTGTACGGGTATTTTACCTCTGTTTAATTCTCCGTCTTGTGTTAATGATCTTCCAACTATACTACCAGTTTGAAAATACATATTTAATGCTTCGGCTGGATTGTAATTTGTCCCATTTCCTAAATCTACTTCTGCTAAACCATCTACATCTAAATAAACACCATCGGGAACCATTTTAGATAATACTTGTTGTAGTTTTAAATGGGTTAATTGAATCATATCAGCAAAACCAATAGTTTTTTCTACTATAGAATTAATTCGACCTTGATACATTCTAGGAGCACTAATAGTATAGTTCATATTTACTTTTGTAGTATCACTATATGGTCTTGTCATATTTTCACTTAATTCCCACTTAAGTAAATTACCACCTAATCCTAATACTTTTGCCCCACAATACAAAACTTCAATTGATCTTGAAACTCTTTCAAAATTATCATTAGGCGGAGGATTAAAAGTATCTGGTTTTTCTAATGTCTTTTCTAATCCTTGTTCAGTTTGTTTTATTTTAAAAACCTGATCTTGATATGTTTTATATTCAAAATATAAAACTTGTACTTGATCTTGAGTTTCTTGTCCCCACCAAGTATTTTCTACATAAGAATTTCTTCCAGGATATTTTTGTATTTCTTCTAATTCACCATCTGTAAGCCAAGGAAATTGTCTTTTAAGTTCAGATAAAGACATATTTTTAACTTCACCAACATAATAAATATCTTCAAAATTTGGATCATCTGTATATGAATATACTATATTAGCTGGATTTACATATTCTACAGTTACTCCTTCAGATAAGTTAAAATTAGTTTTTACACATCCAATACCTAATACAGTTAAATCATAAGCTAATCTTTTTTTAGTTTCATCATATTTGTTATAATCTAAAATATTACTAATAGCTTCTTCTTCTGCAATTTCTATACTCTGTTTATAATTTAATTGCATGTAAAGATCTAATTCATTTTGATCTTCAGGTAAAGATTGTGGATCTACAGAAGAATAAAAATTTCTCCCTGTTAATTGGTTTAATTGCTCTATTTCTGCTCTATTTTGAATATCTCTTAACGCATTAGAAGCATAGTTGGTTCTTTGTTTTGTAGCAAATGGATCAGTGGCATAAGATTTTATTTCATATCCCTTATCAGTCATACCATTAACCACAATGTCAACAAATTTAGATAAAATCGGAACTGGTTTCCAGTCTAAATTAAGATAAGACAAATCACCATTTATAGCTAATTCATCTTTATATTTTTGAACAGGTTGTTCTCCTCTAGCATATAATCTTAATCTATTAAAATTTTGAAAATTACTAATAAAACGGTTTTGACCGCTTGAATTTCTAAACCATTCATGTTCAATGGCTTGCGCTACTTGTAACCCGTAATCTCTAGATTTTTTCTCTTCTTCAGGTACCACCTGATCAGGAAAAGCACTATTGTAGTTGATCTTAATCATCTAATTTAGTATTTTTGAATTTACTCCTTTATTGTCATATTTCTTAAAACCTAAAGGCACGGTTGTTATTTTTCTTTCAGCTGTCGGTCTGTACCTATTTTTATTACATGCCATAATAGCTAAACCTGAACTTATTGATGCATCGTGTAGTGTTCTATTATTTATATTAAATTTTGCCCAATCTTCTAAGGTGCGTTGAAAATATAAATCTCCATAATTTTCTCCGTTATATCCTATAAAGTGTTCTATGTAATCCTCTATAGCGGCAGCATGAGCTTGTTTAATGTCTTCACTTGAATTAGGTATTCCACCTATTTCTCTTTCTGTAACAGATAATTTATTATATATCTTATCTGGTCTATTCATAGAATATCCTCTATACCCTCTTCTTTTTAAATAATATAACAGTCTTGGTTTGTTGTTTTCAGCAAGCAGTGGCATACCATAAAACACTAATGCCATTAATACATCTTCAAAAAATATTTCAGCTGTTTGGGGTCTTGCTATATATTCTAAAAAAAACGAATTAGGAGGAACATCCTCCATTGTAAATTTAGTTAAACCATGCAAAGATCCTTTAGAACCTCTTCCATCAACTGTTCCTGAAATATCATATGGATCACAACCAAAAGCACCACAGTCATTATTTCCAGGATATTTTATACCATTTTTTATTAAATATCTGTTTTGTAAATTAATAGAAGGAATCCAACTTATAAAAAACCTACCGTTATTATTAGGTACAAAAATAACCCGTGTATCTTTTATACCGTTTTCCCATTGAAAATTTCCTTGAGTTATAACATTAGTATTTCTTAAATCTTCATTATAATCTATTTGTTCATATATTTTGGTAAGATTAAATAAAGATTGTTTAGCCTCATCTCTAAAAGCGTGTTTTTCTGTTCTTGGAAATTGTCTATAAAATTCATTTAAACTATCTTGATCTTCTTTTAAACCCTCTACTTCGTTTTCCCAGTGAGAGATAACCCCGATATTAATCTGTGACCCGTCAATCCCTTTAACGACTTTTTTTGGAGTTTCGAATACAGGTATCCCATAAGTGTTAATGTATCCTTCGTAGTTCCATTCCATAGGTATGAACAAACTATATAATCCTGAATTAGTCTGTCCATTGCGGTTTCTTTTTGTAACGTCTGAAGCATCATATAATTTTTTAAAGTTATCACCTCCTTTATCTAATGCATTTGATGTAGATCCCATCATGCATTTTCCAACTATTCTACTCCCTAATCTTAACGTCGTTTTCGTAACCCTCCAGTTGTTGAGGATGTTGTCGGGCCTCTCCCATTTCCCTGATTCGTCGTGGGCGAGGAGATGTAATTTCTCCCCATCGTAGGAGTTGTCCCCCGTGTTCTTCCAATCGATGGTTGTATCCAACCCCTGGAGGTCTTCGATTTGACTATTCTGGTCCAACTTTTTTCTGGTAAGTTTGGAGGCAGGGACTCTATAGGCCAGTTCCGTCTTGGGGCGGTCCATACCGTCTTGGATCGGTTTGAAAAAGAAGGGATAGTTAACTGATATTGGTACCACTTTGTCAGTAAACATTTTCTTCGCATCAGCTCCAGTTTTAGATAATATTCC